GTCTTGGATCTAAGGCACTAAGAACTAAAACAGTTTAAGTAACAGGGTGATTGGCAATCATCCGGGTTCGAGACCCGGACACCCACTCCATCTCTAGAAATGCCGGAACTTGAGATGAGTATAAACCCGGAAGTTGGAGCCAATGCATTTCCCCGATTGCATTGCGGCCAGCGACTAACATGAAAAGGGAGTAGGACAAATGTCCAATTACGAACTGGAAGAGGATGAATTCGAACTTGATTCGAATGATGTTCTCGGACAACTACGCAAGGCCAATAAGGCAAAAGAGAAGCAACTGAAGGAAATTCAGGAAGAGCTTTCAAATTTGCGTAAAGAAAAACGAGAGAGAACTATCTCAGAAGTCCTTACAGCTCGAGGAGTGAATCCGAAGATTTCGGCTTTCATTCCACAGGACATCGACCTCACGGAGGAATCGTTGTCGTCATGGCTCACAGAATACGGAGATGTATTCGGTGTGTCACAAACCAACCAAACAAACTCAGCAATACCAGAAGGTTTTGTAGACAGTTACAAAAAGGCTCAAGCAACTGTAGACGGCGGCATTAGTGCTGATCGTGAACAGATGATTCAAGCCCAGATGGATGAGGCCGCTGCAAAGGGGCCTGATGCATTAAAGCAATTATTTGCAGATCTTGGTAAAGCTGGGTACTAACCCAGAAAGGCGGTGCCGTAAATGGCAACCACTCAAATCTCTGGTGTAGGCAACCTCGTAGTCAATGCATATGACACATATGTAAGAGCTGCACTCCGCTCACTTCCTGTCATGCGTTCAGTCGCAGACCTACGACCAGTAGCACTCACCAACCCGGGAACTTCTCTTAAGTTTGCAGTTTATGCAAACCTAGCAGCAGCAACCACAGCATTAACAGAAACATCTGATGTAACACCTCTTGCACTAGCAAACCCATCACAAGTAACAGTTACTGTTACTGAATACGGTAATGCTGTTGAGCAGACAGAGAAGGTCAACATGGCTTCATTCTCTTCTATCGACACCATGATCGGTGATGCACTTGCTTTCAACGCAGCAGATACATTGGATAAGTTAGTTGCAACAGCACTAACTGGCGGAACAGTAGTTAAGTACGGTGGAAGCCGTACAACCACAGCTACTCTTACAGCTACAGATGTTCTATCAACAACAATGCTTCGTAAGGCACAAACAACACTTCTTGAGTCAAACGCTCAACCTCGTGTTGGTGACCTTTACACATTGTTCATCCACCCACGCCAAGCTTTCGACCTTCGTGCCGAGACTGGTGCTGGCGGATTTGTGGACATCCACAAGTACACAACTGACAATGTAGGAAACCTATTGACAGGCACCATTGGTGTTCTTGAAGGCTTCCAAGTTGTTCAGACTTCTCGTGTTCCATCAACCACTTCAGGTGCATCTTCAGCTACTGTTTACTCAGCAGTTGCAGTTGGCAAGGAAGCTCTTCTTGAGGCTAATGTTTACGATGTGCAAACAGTCGTAGCACCTCAGATCGACATCCTTCGCCGTAAGTCAGCACTTGGCTGGAAGTACTTCGGTGGCTGGGGCATCTTCCGAGATGAAGCAGTTTGCCGTTTGGAAACAGGCGGATCTAGCCTCTAGTAGGTCATTAGTTGAGGGGGGCAGGGCAACCTGCCTCCCTCTCTATTAACAAGGAGAATCATGGCAACATATACTTTTTACCCACCGCAGGTAATGGAAGGTTATCCATTAGCTGACAAGTGGTGGCGTAGAGTTGTATCCCAGCGAGGGGTAGCCGTGCTTATCAATGATGGTGTTATGTCTTTGGCTCGAGCAGTCACAGAAGATGAACTAAGGGATTACGATTATGTATTCCTTGGTGGGCGAGGTCACATAGTAAATGAAGCAACAAAAGATATTCTTGTAGGACAAGGCTTTCCAATCAGAACTCAGGCTCAAGCCGACTCTGATTCCAACATAGCCCATAACGGATTTTTAGTGGAGATAGTTTAATGGGATGCAGAACAGGTTGCCCTACTCAGGATCATGAAAACTGGGGTGAGTGCTTAAAGCAATCAGGTCTACAGGTTAATACCGGTGATGCTAACAGTTCCAAGATGATGCCTCAGAAGAAGTGGGATGCAGAGCTAAACGCATACCAGTCTGCAATCAGCCAAGGTATTGAACCAGCGACAACAAACATGAAGGATATTCGTGGGGCAGTCGAAGTAAGTAACTTAGCCGGTAAGGCATTCGACTCAACCACCAACTCGTTTAAGGACTGAGCATGACAACCATTATTGGAATCCAAGGTAAAGGTTGGGGATTGATTGCCGCAGATTCTTTGATAGTGGGTGGAGATCAGAAGTTCATAGCCTCTGGCATGGACAAGGTAGTAGAAAAAGGCGAGTATGTAATTGCCTTTGCTGGCGATGCAATCGCCGGGGATATAGCCCTACACAGTTGGAATGCTCCTAAGATTCCACGAGGTGTGAACCTAGATAAATTTATGATGACAGATTTACTGCCATCACTTAAGCAAGCATACGCAGACTATGGATACGATCCATCGCCAAAGACTGCTGATAATGATCCTAAAGATGGTGCAGGTTTCGATGCATTGATCTGCCTTCGAGGAAAGCTTTATCAAATTGATAATGACTTTACTTGGGTAAGAGATGATCGTGGGATATACGGAGTTGGATCCGGCAGTTCATATGCACTTGGTGCATTAGCCAGAGCCACACTATCCTTAACGAATACAAGAACAGCAGCCAATGAAGCTCGCAAGAGCATAGAGATTTCCATCTCGTTTGATATAAATACAGGTGGGAAAGTCAAAGTCATCACACAAAGGGAGAAGCAAATGCCAAAGGTCGGAATGAAAGAATATCCATACACAGCTAAGGGCAAGAAAGATGCCAAGATGGAAGCAATGAAAACTGGAAAGAAAATGGTTTCAAAGAAGTCCATGCCTAAGAAAATGGGTAAGAAGAAGTAAATGGCCGAGAAGAAAGATTCCCGGTTGAAAGCAGCCGGAGTATCTGGCTTCAACAAACCAAAAAGAACTCCATCTCATCCAAAGAAGTCTCATGTTGTAGTAGCCAAAGAAGGTTCAAAGGTTAAGACAATTAGATTTGGTCAGCAAGGTGTATCTGGTGATAAGAAGCCAACAGCAAGACAGGCATCATTCAAAGCTCGTCATGCTAAGAACATTGCTAAAGGAAAAATGTCAGCAGCCTATTGGGCAGATAAGGTGAAATGGTGAAAAAGAAAACAGCATTCTGGGATAAGAAAAATCCTAATAAGAAATCTACTCCGTTAACTCCATCACAGAAAGCAAAGGCTAAGGCTGCTGCTAAAAAGGCTGGAAGACCATATCCAAATCTAGTAGATAACGCAGCAGCAAAGCGAAAGGCTAAGTAATGGCAACTGGTACCAACGGAAGTACACTCCATGCAGAACTTAATCGTCTTGCTAATGGTGGCACCTATCCTGCTATTCAGTCATATGTTGGTGCAGCTAAGGCTGCAAACACTTGGGCTGGAACTACAGGACTTAGTGTTGTTGGTGCCTTAAATGTCAAAGCTGGCAATACTCGACCTAATTACAAAGACCTTCGTGGTGTCTGCAACCAACTAGGCGGAACTACTGATAAGGCTGCTGCCGCAGCCCTGAGAGCGGTGAGTGAATGACAACAACATTTAGTGGACTTATAGAACGAGTCCTCGGGCAGATCCAGAGTTATGGGGCCCAACAGGAAACCGCTACATGGATCAACCAAGTAGGCGGAATTGCCTCAACCTCTGCCACAGAATTCGTAGTCAATGAGACTGCCCAGATGGGTCGTGGCATCATCGAGGTTGGCTCTGAACTGATGTATGTAGATCGTACAGATAACCTAACCAAGCAGGTCTACCTTGCCCCTTGGGGTAGGGCTTTCAGAGGCACTACAGCCTCTACAGCAGCCAACGAGACCAAGGTGGTCATAGCCCCTCAATACCCACGCTTCATGGTTAAACAGGCTATTAACGACACAATTCAGGCTGTCTATCCAGAACTCTTTGGAGTAGGCACACACACTTTTAGCTTCAACTCAGCCGTTACTGCTTACTCACTTCCGGCTACTGCCGACTATGTTCTCAATGTTAAGTGGCAGACTATTGGCTCAACCAAGGAATGGCTCAATGTCCGTAGGTATGACACAGACAAGACTGCCAACACCACAGTATTTGCCAATGGCAAGACCATCAATATCTTTGACATGATTGATCCGGGCAGAACTGTTCAGGTTATCTATGCCAAGGCTCCATCAGTTCTTTCTGCTGAGACTGACATCTATGAAACAGTAACTGGTCTTCCAGCATCTACTATTGATGTGATTACTTATGGAGCCATTGCTCGACTTATCGTTGGTTCAGATGCTGCACGAATCCCAAGTCAGTCAGTAGAAGCAGACATGATGGATCAATCCAAGCCAATCGGTAGCGGTGCATCTGTTGCACGATTCTACCTTGGTCTATACCAGCAACGACTACAGCAAGAGGCTGCCCAGCTTCGAGATCTTTATCCACCCCGACTCCACTATACGAGGTAACCAATGGCCCAGAAAAGATATTACGCCTCAACAGCAAAACAGGCATCGCTATCAACAGGTATCGATAGTACTGTTCTATCGATCACGCTTGACCTAGTAACAGGTTTCCCAAGCAACTACCCTTATACCTTGGTTGTTGATCCAGATACCAACAAAGAAGAACTTATTACCGTTACTGCATCCGGTGGTGGAACAACACTTACTGTAACTCGTGGTTCAGATTCTACAACAAATGTGGCTCACTCTGCTGGTGCAACGGTTCGCCATGTGGTTTCTGGTCAGGACTTCAATGAGTTCTCAGCTCACATTGGATCTGTTGCTACACCTACAACAGCAGGTGTTCACGGTGTAACTGGCAATGTGGTTGGTACTACAGATGCACAGACTCTTTCAGCTAAGATTCTATCCGGTGCAGTTATTGCAACTGGTGGTATTTTGTTTGAAGGTTCAACTGATGATGGAAACGAAACTACCCTTACAGTTACAGACCCAACAGCAGATCGAACAATCACTCTTCCTAATGCCACAGGCACAGTAACTCTTGATGGGGTTGCATCTACTCTTACATCTAAGACAATCACAAGCGGAACCTTGGGTTCTGATCTTGCTGCCGGAACCTACAAAATCACAGGTCTTGGAACTCCATCTGCTAATACAGATGCAGCGACTAAGGCTTATGTAGATGCTCAGATAGCAGCCACAATCGATTCAGCACCTGCTGCCCTTGATACTCTTAATGAGTTAGCGGCAGCACTTAATGATGATGCTAGTTTTTCTACGACAGTAGCTACATCTATCGGAACCAAGGTTGCCAAGGCTGGCGACTCTATGACCGGTGCTTTGTCAATGGGTAGCAATAAGATTACAGATCTTGCTACACCTACCGCATCTACCGATGCAACTAACAAGTCTTATATCGACACACTCTTTGGATCAACTACATCTGCGGCTACTTCTGCTTCGTCAGCGGCAACCTCAGCATCTAGTGCATCCACTTCTGCAAGCTCTGCTTTGACATCAGCGACATCTGCTGCAACATCTGCTACTTCAGCAGCAACGAGTGCTTCATCTGCTGCTACCTCAGCAAGTTCAGCAGCATCAACCTATTCATCTTTGATTGATGTTACTGGTGCAGGTCTTGTCCGTGATATGGGTGATATAACAACAGCAGATACAACATCTACCACCTACATCAATATCTCTACTGTCGCTGCATCAGCAGCAAGTTCTGCCTCTGCTGCATCTACATCAGCTTCATCGGCATCGACTTCTGCAACTTCTGCTGCAACATCAGCATCAAGTGCAAGCACATCAGCATCGAGTGCTTTGACCTCT